CCTGTGGATAGATCCAAATATGAGGACGTTGAGAATGCAAAATGATATTTTGTGTATCACTAGTATCTATTGTAGAAATTGTTAATGTTGGTAAGGGTTGGTAATTCATTATCATAGCACCATAGTAAAATGGTGATGCGTTTATCATTACTTTGATTTTCAATTCACAATGTATCCATGAGTAATTATTTAATTTATATCTAATACGAGCATCATTAAAGAATAAAGACCAAGGTTGAAAAATTGTTGATGTTCCCACCGAATCGGATTCATTCCATATAAAACTCCCAATTCGTACAGGACGTGATAAGAAATCACCTAGATCAGCATTTACAGGTGTACCATCCATATCCAAAGTAGAATCTTGAAAACTACGCAGGTTGTTACTATCCCCAGCATTTTCATCTAGGAAATGTACATTTTCTTGCTTTGTTTCTTCAGAAATATCACTACCCAAAGCAGTACTTTCAATGTTGGAACTTTGTAATTTCATGTCATGAGATAATTCGTTTATCTCGCACGCTTTTATAGAGTTTGTATTCTCTTTTAAATTTATTGATTGTTTTGTAATAGCATTATACGATGAAGGAAGGCTATTATTCTCCTCCAAAGCTGAACTTTTTTCTGGAATCCAACCAATCCTTTCCTGAATAGGAATTTCTGGGAGTGCCAAGGTAGGATAATCAAATAATTTCCATTCTACATCTTTGAGGCAAGTTGAGGGGGCCTGCAGGATGTCAGTAACTAAATTATCTGTACATATTGTGGTTTTAAATGGGATTTTATGTAAGAAACCCACAATTTGTTGATGTTTATAAATTTTTGTTGAATTAATCCAAAATCTATCATATAAATCTTTCCAAGAAGGAAAAGAATTATCTTGAGTAAATAATATTAAATCATTATTTTCAACAATACTTATAAATAATCTACGTTTTTCATTAAATATTTTTTTTCCATAAAAAAAATATTCATATAATGCAGTGGTTAATGAATCCACTGCAGCCTTTTCATCACAAACAGATTTAGAAGGAATACCTACCATTAGAGCTTTCTCAATAGAATCATGATCTAAAGGACATAAATATGCCTTAACATCATCATCATAGATCCAAATTCTCTTAAGGAAAGATATTTCACTAATACCAATATAAGGTATAGAAACAGCATCCTTATCTGCCATAGTATAAACAATTCCTAAATCTGCTAATGTTTTTTGTATCGTGGTATGATTAAACCATGGAATATCATCACTAACATTCATAGCATTGTCATCTCCATATACCATTAAATGAACTTTCTTCTTAAAATCTAACACAGTTACTTCACTCTGGTATTGTTTGCTCAATACAGCAAAACAGTATCTCATATACAAACAGTTAACCAAACCGTTAAGTATAGCTGTCAATGCCTGACCTGATGGATTGGAACCAAAAAATTCCACTAAATCACCATTAAAATCAATATTGGGAAAACATGTATCATAACATATACACCAAACTGTTAGAATGGATTTATGGTCATATCCTGCTCGAGAACAAATTGAAGTTATAATTTCATACGAGGCAATAACAAATTCAGGTGGAATTCGTTTATCAAATTGTTTAAAATCTCCAGCTATCAATTTATTATCATTAAAATGAGTTAAATAATCATGAATATAGTGCCACTCTATAGATTGACATATTGTACCTGGAGCAGATTCAAAAAGAAATTTATTATTCTGGATTAAGCGAATTAATCCTAATAAAAACTTGCGCACTACAAACGTCCAATCAGAAGGAGCACTACAGAAGACTCGCGTTTTCTCCATTTCTCTTTTCTTAAACGTAATAGGTTCATCTTTAAATAAAGCTGTATAAATAGGATGCCAGCGTATGCCTTGGGAATATTTTGTCATAATATCTTGAACTCTATCCATAATTTCATCATTAAATTTTACATAGTCAGGGTGATTAGCATCATCTGTAGATTCCATAAACCATTTTTTTGATTTATTCCATGGTGCTCCCATGCTTGTGGATCGAGGCATCTTATCTAAATAAGCTATGCCATCGGCTCCATTCACAACTGTTTCATCATCAAGAACATGAACTTGTTCAAGCATATCTTGTGTCAAATTCGATAATATATCCTGTTTGAACGCATCAGTACTTTCCCTTAAAATATCATGATCTATTATAGTCACAGGATCAATCAAACCTTCAGCGTTCAAGCGCCATGGTAGATATCCCTTCATCTGTGGACCACAAAATTTTGTCGAGTAACCATGTTGCTTCAGTACTGGCGCTAATAAACGCTCTGTAACATGTGATTTACCACCTCTTTTGAATCCAGCAAATGAACCATAAACTTCTGCCGTGCCAGTTTCAAAGTAACGAAACACACTTTTTTGGTGTAGATCTTGAATTTTCCTTTGTGCAGATGGTGCACTTAAAACAGGAACTCCACATTGTATCTTCATTATTTTAAGGTCTCTTACTACTTTTTCAAGAAATTCAGAATCTACAGCTGAAGCCATAACAAATTCATTTAATTCTGTACCAAGAGTATGTAATCCAACAATAACTGGACCACGTCCAGTATTTGCTATCAATAATTCGCCACAATCTCCACTTACAGTACGACGCGTAGAGGTACCACTCCAGATATCTATTTCTTCAGGAAAATAACCATTATAAAAAGGACCATGATGTTTAATATTTCTAACAATATTCGTTTGAAATTTGCCGTCATCATTACGACCTACATATGTTCCATTGTAAATTCCTTGGAAACTTTTTTTCTTAAAATAAGGTATTAAATTTCTTCGAGGTGGTAAAGCCAACTCTATAAAACAAACATCTCTCTCAGGGTAACGATGTACCATACTCTGAGTAATCATTTTTTTTACATTTGAATTAACACCCATATTTGATGAAATTATGATATCAAGCATAAAAGTTTTAGTGGTTGGGACTCCATGACTGTTAATCATATACAAACCTGCAACTATACAAGTCGCACGATTTGTTTTTATGCGTTCTACATCACCTGCTATATAGGTCATTTTAAATAAAACACAGTTTTTATGAACAATGTCATTAACAAAAGTTAAATAATCTGAACTTAAAGTTTGCGGAGAAACATCATAAGTTGATAAAACATAATTATTATTTGTCCAAGGATTCTCTCGTTCACTTACAGAGTGTTTAGGTGAAGTTCCTACATTATTTGATAAATGGTCAGAACTCTGCACTAATTTCAATTTTTCACTACACATAACAATATCTTTATCAAAAGATAATCGTTGGTACTTTATTTCATTTGCGATTTCCTGTATAGCCATCTCCCAAGTATAATTTTTGTCTTCATTATTTTTTTTTTTATATAATTCTTCCAAAATCACTTGTAAATCATTTACTTTATATTCAATAATTTTTGTTGAAATGGCAACTTTCTTAATAGTACTCATCCAAAAACTTAAAATCTTAGTTCCAATATAAACTGAAGTACCCAGCTTAACAGCAGAAGTACACCATGCAAAAGTATCTTTACTAAGACCAAGTTTCTTACGAGTGTATTCTCCCAAGTCACGATAAAACCAAACAATATATTTGACATCTAAACTAGCTACTTTCTTTTCTAACCATAATGAAGGTAACCACCAAAAAGTACAAATCCAATATGTAAATCTTGTAAAATAATTGGAGTAATTCCCACAACTCATATACCATAACCAATAATATATCAGAGCAAAAAAATACGATTTCACTGTTGGTATATAATTTGAATTTTCATAATCATTAGGTCGTGTTGCCC